ACCTTGATAGTTCTTTTTAAACCTACGTTTTGCAATTCTCATTTCTTCGGGCGTTGGTTGTCCCTTAAACATTTGAATTACTGTCTGTGCAAAAAACCCGTTTTTGATATTACTCAAATAATAGTTTCCTATCTCAACGTCAATCTCTATATACTTTAAAGCACCTATATAAGATGGCAAAGGGTATTTCCCTTGACCGGCACGATACATTTTAAATGCATATACTTGTTTATTTTCCCTTGTTGTAGGGTTAAATAAAGGATATTCGATTACGGCTTCACGGCTATTTGACCAATCTTCGCTATAATACGCACAATCTTTGCCCAATCTAACGTTCTGAAAGGGTAAATGATACAACTCTGCTATCTCAGTTTTGGCTTTATTCCAAATAACTTCAATGTAATAGCCATCAAATAGCTCAAAATCTTGTGAAATCTTAGTATTAAAAGACTCATAATCTTCAAATGCATTAATATTTCTTAACTTATCGAATGCCTTTGCCTTGTTTAACGTGTCATCTGCATAAATTTCAAATGATTCACCAGCAATATAAGACGATTTTTGGTTAACAATAGCGTTATGTTTAGGGCTTTTGTTGTATAAATCAATCAATTTTTGAGGGTATAAGTTATCCTCACCAAAAGTTGTGTACCCTTTTGTTTTATTTTCTTTAAATGTAGGCAAAGAAATACCAGCAAAAGAAAGTCTATCGAGTGCGAACTTATTGTTTTCCATTGTTTCCAAATTTATCTACGCTTGTGAATCCTAATGTTAGAATAACAACCCATTCTACACTCTCAATAAGTTTATCGGTGTTATGGTAAAGCATAGCACCTATCAAAGCAAAGCCACCAATAATGCCTATCATTCTCTTTGAGGAAAACTCGCCCTTATCACCTTTGAATATTTCAAATATTTTCATTTTTCTTTTTATTAAAAAATAGTTTCTTTATAGATACCGCAATTGCTAAGCATACGGCAATAAATTGTAATAGTGGTAAAATTGTTACAACAAATCCCGTTGCAACTCCAAGCCATATACCTACCAAATCAAGTGTATCTTTTTTCATTATTTTATGGTCTCGCTATACCCTTCAATAGCGTTAAGGTAAAATTTAATCTCATAGGAATATACTGCCAAAAGTGAATCACTTTGCTTTTGTTGACGTTCCATTTGTTCTATACGTTCACTCATTTTTGCGTTGTCTCCTTCGCATTTTGTTAGAATGGCTTTCTTTGTATTCTCACTATCGTAATACAAATAGCCCACGACAATAAGCATACAGAATGTAACCGCAGCTATTGGGTTTTTCTTAAATTCTGCAAAGGAGATAGGCAACGTCATAGTACTTCTAAAATCTGAGCCTTAGTAATAATAGGCAATTGCTCGTGTTCTTTAACGAAATTCTTGAAAACTTCTTGGTCGCTTTTATCCAAGTCAATTATTTCGCCTTTGTTTAACTTCAAAGCCCAATCCCAAAATTTCAATGCATCTCCTTTTGTCGCTTGTACTAACATCTGAGCGACAATTTTTCCCATATTTGAATCTGCAATTTCTTTGCCATCCAAATCTAACAATGATTTATTTAAATCTATTTTCATACGATTACAAAGTTAAGTAAATTACACGCCCATTGTATGCAATAATCATCGTTTTCACCCCATTGTGCATAGGTCTCAGCATCCATTGTAATGTTGCCATCAATTACGCATTGCGTAGGGGTTAAAACCTCTTCGATAATTTCGCTTGAAAATACTTGCCAGTAAAAAGTTACTGATTGAGGGTTCATTGGGAAATTCAAAGCCGTTAACTCGAATAAATTTCCATTGCCTTTTGTAGGCACTGTTATTGTTTGTATAGTTGTCATATATTTGTCGCTAATAAATAGTAAGTTGTACCTGCAATAGTAATTTCTAATTTATGCGTAGATGCTACAGAAATAGCACTTATCGGTGTCATCCCTAATGTTAATGCACCATTTAAACGTGTACTTCCATTCACATCGAGTTTATATCCAGCGTCTGTTGTGCCTACCCCAATTCCCAAATTGCCATTTGAGAATAGTGTCATTTGAGAAGTGGAAGAACCACCTGCTGCAAATTTTAGTATTGATGACGCACCATTAGTCATTATGCCAATATTTACGCCTGTGCTATAAATACCTGCTTCGGAAGCACCAATAATTTTAACTGCATATCCTCTACTTTGGAAAATTTCTAATCCGTGTAAGCCATTAGATATATTTAATCCTGTTCTTGATAAAGCATTTGTATCCTGATTTAAAAGAACTATACTTGTAAAAGAATTTTGATTTTTTTCTATATGCAACAAATTAATTGGCGTAGCCGTCCCAATTCCCACATTGCCGTTGTCAAGCGTAGTTAATAAAGCAGTTCCGCTTGAGTTTTGAGTTTGAAAAGTTATTTCAGATGTTGTGCCATTACCTTTGACCAAAAGAGTGGGAAGTCCGCCAAAAGCATTTCCAACAAATAAAGTTGCGTAGTTAAATGTCGAAATTGGTGGGTTTATATTTATACTTCTATTACCTTTTACAACAAATATTGTTTGTCCATAAATGTTTTGACAATGTAAAATTCTGTTATTATCGCTATTGCCAGCTATTAAATTTAACCCCCATTGCCCACCACTATTTGTAGGGTTGCTTATTTGTGCCACATATACGCCCGTTCCAACAGTTGCTTGCACCCTCGCAGTCCCATTCACATCGAGTTTAAACCCTGCGTCTGTAGGATTACTACCTAAAGCAAAGTTTCCAGTATTAAATAATTTAGCATAAACAGTTCCATAAGATGAACCACTATAAAAACTAATATTTTGTGCTGAAATTCTTAAATCGTGTGCAGCATTCCCGTTGGTTAAAGAATCAATTAAACTTGTTGTACCATCGTTATATATGTGCAAACTTGTGCCAGTACTATGTGCAATTCTTGTACGCCCAACTATATGAAATGGTTGACTTGGACTTGTTGTTCCAATTCCAACTCTATTGTTTACTAAGTCAGTATAAATAAGACTTGTCGCAACTGTCAACCCACCAACACTAATCGCATTCGTTGTGGTATTCCCAGCCGTTGTAACCGTTGCAAGTGTTGGCGTTGTCGGTGTTGGTAAATTAGTCAACTGGCTTCCATCAATGGCAGGAAGTTTTGCCGTGCCATCTAACTGAACTAATTTATTAGCCGTGTTAAATGTGTTGCCTTGAGTTGTAACGTTTGCCGTTAACCTTGCATCTGCTAAAGTACCACTTGTGATATTTGTTGCATTGGTAGTGTCTACGTTTGCAACGTTCCCAAGTCCAACACTTGTTTTATCAATTACCAAATCTCCACTACCTAATAAAGTATTTGAGTTAACGGTTTTGATATTCGTTCCACTTACTAAACTATTTTGTTTTAAATTTAAAGCCGTTTGCGTTGCCGTGCTTACTGGTTTGTTTACATCGCTTGTGTTGTCAACATTACCCAAACCAACATCTGTTTTATCTACAACAACGTCAAAAGTAACCGTGTCATTTATATTGTCATAAGTTAATGTGACATTTTGACCTTGTACTGCGTATTCACTAAACTTTTTAGTTGCCATAAGTTAAATATTTTCCGTTATCGGTAAGTAAATTCAAATTCAAATTAGACAATAACCCAAAATTTACACCTTGTGAAATGATTTTTTCCGTTAAACTTGGACTATATGCAACCGATTCAACACTCAAATTCGTTTGTTTTTGCGTTTGACTTGGATTATAAGTCTTAGAATTAGTCGTTATTGTGATGATTTTTTCCATTAACTTGGGGTATAAAATACTTCTTCGCTTACAACTAATTGAACTTTTAAAATTCCACTTTCTACTTGCTCATTTGCAAGTGATGGATTTAAGTTTACACTTGAAGTTTGAGCATAAATTTCGTACATATACTCACCTTCAAAAAAATCGTATGTGTTTTCGTTAATTGAAAACTTATTATAACGTTCTTTAAAAGTGCTAACATCACTCAAAATAAAAGCATACGTTTTATTCGTTTGTCGATGTGTTAAATAAAACAAAAACTTTGGGTTGCTTATTGTTACCTTTTCTGTAAGTGTCAAGTACCAAAATTTCGTTTCGCCTTTAGTGATTAATAGCATTATAAGTATATTAGCAAATAAAGTAATTTGTTACAATAAAAAAGGGGTGACCTAAGCCACCCCCGAACAGATATGAAACAAGACAGAAATTAAATTCCGAGTGTAGTTACTACGCTACTCTGCAATTTGTATGGTGCTTCGATGTCCATTGATTGAAGTGTAACTTCATAACCAGTAGAATCACCAAACGCAGCACCAGTATTCGCAACCATTGAACTAACATCACAACCCGATTCTTTACCTACCAACCAATACTCATCGTTGTTGGTTTTTACAATGGTAAATACACGTCCTTGAGCCAATAATTTTAACTCATTACGCTTAGCAGTTGACAACCTACGCAATTTGAATGCTACGTCACATTGGTTGTACACCGTGCCGTTTTCAACTGATACGTTAGTTGTGTTAGTCATTGATGCAGTTGCCTTAGGGATGTCATAAGTATAAACATCCCCACTTGCTACTGATGTTGCCGTAACTTCACCACTTGCAACTGTAAAGCCAGTTTTAGCCCAGTTAACAAGATAGATAGATTTAACGCCACCGACTGCATCTTTGCAATCAAGGGCAAAACTTTGAGAAATT